CTGAAACGCCTTTCTTTCATCTTCGGTCATAAAGTCTTCCTTCCTTACCTAAAAAACATCTGTTGCGCCTGGCTCTTGAGGGCCTGGTTGCTGTTGCTCTGCCGCACCTTCTGCCATTTGCAGTGCTTGCTGTATTAGGGCCTCAACCTGGTCTGAGTCTTTAATCAAATCAAGCTGTGTGTTCAGCTTCGAGCCAATCCATCTTGGAAGCTTCGGAGCGTCAAGCAAGTTAATCGCAATCCCAGGCGTGAACATGCCCGCCAGGATTTGATAAAACTCAACAAATGTTTGAACGTCGGTTGTGTCCTTAGAAACAGAGAGTGGTGTTGAGTATGAAATCGCAACCTCTCTACCATCAATAGTCACTGGAGCCATCAATCCCTTCTTCTTGAGGATGTAGATGACACGCTTAACAAGTGGGTCAAACAATTCACGTTGAACACGCGAGAACGCAGCGCCAGCATTTTCTCTGAGCTCATTTTGCGTCACAGCAACTTCCGTTGCGGTTCTGACGGGGCCGTTCTGCAGTGGATTAAGCGGCTGGGCCATCATGATTTCATTAATCTGGGCTCTCAGGTCGTTTACAACCAACGCGCTGAACGAAATATCGCCCCCACCTGGAAGTGGCGCAATAGGCCAAGTCTCTGTCCCGCCCGGGTTTACAGAGATAATCGCATTCGGCTCAACCTTAAAGTTATAAGGGTTGATAATGCTATCTGTGTAAGCCATATACGGAGGATTCGCAGCCAATGCAGCGGATTTTAACTCGTCTTCAATTGCTTTATTGATTGTCGCAGCCGTTGGCACAGCATCAAGCGCAGGTCCACGTCCACGGTCTTCGCCTGGGTAGCGAGACCATCTAAATCCAATCCACGGCCAAGAAGTCATTTCTTCTTCAAGCATGATTGTTCGAGTGTGTGCGTCGATTACGTAGTAGCGATACACTTTCTCTTTGAAATCATAGTAAGAGATTTCTTTAATGTTGAGCTTGGGGTCTTTCTTGTTCTCAATAGCTTCGGCAGGAATCTTCAGGTTGTCGTTCCAGATTGCTTGAGCTTGGTCGACCGGCACATCAGGCCAGGTTCTGAAGAATGCAGATAGGTCGCCCATCTGGTCTGACTCAAAACCAATCTTGTCGCTCGGCACAGAGCTGAACATTAATGGGTCGTCTTCACCGCCTTCATTAATCTGAATCACGCCCGTTGAAATAGCCATATCCATGAACGCTTCATGAATAACTAAGTCGAAGTTCGATTGACGCAAGTAGAAGAAGAACGTCTCAGTGATTGCCTGTAGCTCACGTTCTTTCTCTTCTCTGTCTTCTTCTGGAATCTCACGCCCAGGGATTAGCTTTAACCAGTCAACCTCGGGTGGGAGCAATGCTTTAATCATCCGGTTAACGAACTTTCTCAGCGCAAGAACAAGCGTATTGTCATAGACCTGCTCGTTCTGCATGTTTCCGCGGGATGTTGTGTTGTTAAAGGGGTTGCGGTTTGGCAGCGCATAGAAATAGGTGGTATCTAGCAAGTCGCGCCACTGAGCGGTTTTCTCCATCGCGCGGTCATGCCGCTTGAGAAGTTGTTGTACTTTTTCTTCGCTCATAACCTACCCTAGTGTGTCTGAAGTGCCTGAAGAGAAAAATCCACCACCAGCACGTGCGCGAACTTTGCGAATAAACAGACTTTGTGAACGCTCTCTTTCACGCTTAAGTCTTTCTTCAGCAGATAGTCTTGCAGCCTTGTCGGCAGCCGCGGCTTCATCAGCCCTACGCTCTGCTTTCTTAGATGATTTTATTGTTCCAGCCATAATTCCCTCACGCTCACTAAGTTGGGATGCTTTTTACGCATCAATAATTTATAAAAACCATACGGAGTGTAACCCCTCAACATCCCGAAGCAGACACCCATGATATTCTCGGCAACTGTTACACATGTTAACGGCTTTGGCTTTAATATTAAAGCTTCCGACCTAATCTGCACTGTTACCTTCAGTACGCGCATGTTCGCATCAAGTTTCATCATATTCTCGACGAGGGGGTGCCCTGCATCGCAAGGTGGCATATAGACATTCAAGCCATTCCGGGTTGGGTCGTAAATTTGATAGATAAACTCTTGTCGCTCAATCACGTAGCAATGGGAAAATCCCTTTTTGAGTACATGACGCATAAAGTGGTCTGAGTCCATGAAGCACACATAGAAAATCCTGGGCCTATATGTCAATGACGATTCTGTGGGTTGGGTCTTCTTCAGTTGAGAGCACCTTGATGATTTCTTTGTTGTCGTAGTCTCTGATAACGATTTCAACCCTGACCATCTCCTTTAGCATCTCTTCAATCTCAGCTATCCGCTTCTTTAGGTTAACCGCTTGCGCCATTGCCTATCATCCCTTCAAGCTGCCTTACGCGCTCTTCCATCTCGTCGCGCTCTTTGATTGAGGCAAGCTTGCCAAAGCCATCAGCGAGCAGGTTGAATTCTTCAAGTGTCATACTGCCATCCGCAAATGAACTCGCTGCTGCCTCGAACTGCTCCATAACGGTCTTCTGTTTGCCTGCAGCATTCTTCTCGAAGATAGGCTTCACCCTAATCGAGCGATTCTTCGTGATGCCAAACCGATTGGCCAGCTGCATATTGTAGATTTGATGGTTAAAGTCTCGATTCGCAAGGTTGTCTTCACCTCGCTCAAGCCATAAAGCCTCGCTTGCAGTGAGTCCGATTCGATACGCTTCTCTGAACGATGGATAGTTTTCAATCCAATGATAAAAAGTTTGCTTGCAGACCTCGATATCCGCGCAGAATCGTGCGACACTTCTTCCTTGCTTTAATGTTTCCTTCAAAAGACCTTCATATTCCCGATTAAACTTCTTGTTCGCATTGGACATAGTCCATCCTCTTTAGCTTATAAACCTTGTAGTGTGCCATCAAATCACACACCTAACATATTATCACGCCTAACATGGCCCGCCAGACAAATACGCCGTGATTGCGCTCTTAGCCTCGTCAAAGCTCCAACACGTACAAACACAGTACCCCTGCTCGATTAACGCCGTCATAACCCTGCCCTGGTCCTTACTGACCCGGCCCCCGGGTGCTTTCATCTCGAGAACCATCGCCGGCCACGTTTCCGTTGCCACGAACAGAACCATATCGGGGAAGCCAGCCTTCAGGCCCATCTTCCTTAACCTTTCCCCTGCCCTTGGCCCGACATTCTGACCGTTTGGCACGTGAATGAATAAATCATTCAGCTTTGGGTGTTGCATACTAAACCAGCTTACCAGCTGCTTTTGGTCGTCCGATTCCTTGTAGACCCTGACCGCCATAGATACTCCTTGTTTAGACTCGTAGCGACCCATCCAATAGGCCGTAGTAGAAATGCATAAACTTAATCCTGTACTTCTCCAGGTCGACCAAATAATCAATAGCCTCTGAGTAGTCTTCACTCCTCGGCTCTTTGTGTCCAAGTCTCTCCATCAGAACAATCGCGCCCTCTTTGGCCTCATTGTCCTTCTTCCACACGTTATCTAAATTCATTTGCTCTTCCCCACTTCGCTATCCATTGTTCTCATGAACTTCAAACCTTCTTCGGTCAGGCCATACACGGTGTAGTAACGTTGACGCAAAACGTCAGTTAACCCAAACGTCTTTCCAATCTCAAGCCCCCGGTTTATCTGCCTGCTCGGTATTTTGAACTCTTTCGTCATATCTTTTTGCGTCATCCTTAGATTTTCGCCAGACATGTCGTGATGAAAAAGAATTGTTCGCATAATGTGAATGAAGTTTGAATCAACAAACCACCTGTAGGCATCTTGCCACTCTCTTTGCCACTCTCTGCTTACTTCACTCATGACACCTTCCCCTTGCGCAGCAGCTGCGCCCTCAATTCTTCAAAGTACCCAAGTTCCGGACCTGTCGCCTCGTCAGCATGTGCCTCGAACTGCTCCAGCACCTCTCGTCTTGTCTCAGTGTAACCCCTGGTCACTTTGAGGCTGCTCGAATTCGTGTATCCATTGCTCATCGTGCCATTCCTCGGTTTTCGTTTCTTCATGTTCCAGCCTCCTTGCTTGACCCTGCCAATCATCGTCCTGAGCCATCCACCCCAGTTTTGTATGCCCTTGGCCGCTTCCACTTCCCCAAGTACGTACTCGGTTTGTTCATCGCTGAGCCCGCCAGCCTTAGCGGCTGCTTTGATTTCATCCTGGTCACCCTTTGCGACCTTGTCTGCGTCAATATGTCGACTTGATTTGGTTACCTTGGTTTCTTTTTCTTCTCGTTTAGGTAAATCCTGACATACATCTTGTGCGTCATGGTCCTCGTCGCACATGTATGTATTAGTTTCTTCGGAGAAGAATTGTTTGGATGCAATTTTTGCATTTGAGTCGCGCCACTTAGTAAATCCCGCCAGTGTGTAGCGCTTTGGCGGTGTTTTTGTGCGGGCTATATTCTTGTAGGAACCTGGTTGCTTGACGAGGATTTCTTTGGCGGTTAAGTCTTTAAGGATACTCGACACGGTGCGCTTGCAGCAGTCGACCCACTTGCTCAGCCATATTGTTTCTATAGATGGGCTACCAATGCCGTCTACATCCATGTGGTCACACAGGGACTTGAGCACTGCTTTGTGGTTTG